TAGGCTTTATGGCGTTTTCTAGATTCTAATTCTTGTAGGGCAACCTCAGTACCATCGTGTTGGATGTCTTCAATACTTTTAGTGAGCTTTTTTCCTGCTTCCCTTGCCTGATTTAATCCCTCACTTAACGAGTTTGCACCCTCTGCAATAGGATTGGGCATAATTTATTTCGTAACAATTACGCCTATAGTGTGGTTATAGACATAAATACCTATAGCACCCAATACAGAAATAACCAACCATCCACCAATTTGTGCAGATATTCTATCCATGACGGCTCTACGTCTTTTTGAGCGTTCTACCCATTCCTCGACAAACTTATGATGCTCAGCAGGATACTGTTTTTGAGAATCCATTTTAACCCTCATCTCCATAATACAAGTATGAATGTCAGTTACTTTATTTCTAAGATCGTCTACTTCGGACATAAGTTGGGCTAGTTCGGTCATGAATATTGTATACGTATTGCTGGTACGTAAACTCCTGTTACAGATGGTAGTGTTTGAGTTTGTAAGGTAACGCTTGTATTGTTGGAATAAATCCAATATCTTGTTTGTTCATTTGCTACACGATGAATAGAGTTTGAGTAAACAATTTGTGTTGTTTGTCCACTAATCAATGGGAATGTTTTTCCTGAGTTAGCGTTTACTACCCACCCTGAGCCTGTATTCTTTTCAGCATAAATATATAATATTCTGTTACCAGCCGTAGCCAAAGCATTTATTAATAAAGATAGACTGTAATCCCCCTCTTCTGAGAAAGTAAATACACCAGTACTATTGTTATAAGATATCCCTGTTCCACCAGCCAATGTACTAGCAGGTGTCAATAATGTTGGAGTTGTGTTAATTGTAATACTTGCTGCTCTATCATAAACCTCAATATAACAATTTGGTTTAACTGTATATCCATCTCTTGTTAAAGATGTAAATGCACCTGTATTTGCCGTTGTAGAACCAATAGGAGGGGGACTAGCCAAGTAATTACTAAATCCTGTACCTGATACAGTACCTGACGATGATAGGTTGGTAAAAGCACCTGTAGAAGGTGTTATAGCCCCTATAGGCGTGTTATTAATACTATCCCCTGATAGGGCTACACCACCAATCGTACCACCCGTTATAACCACGTTATTAGCGTTCTGTGATGCCATTGTACCAAGACCACCTACAGAAGAAAACGATGCATAAATACTATAGAGCCAATCTTTCCATTGACGGCTATTAATATCCTGCCCTACGTTAGGAGGTGGTTGTAACTTAGTCGCCATCTACTTCCTCGTCATATTGCCAAGATTCGCACCATCCATACTCTTGTAGACAAGGAATATCGTCTTCTAATCTTTCCCCAACATCATCACGGACATTAATACAGTCAGGAATATCAATCTTCTTAACATTCTTATAGGCCTTCTCACAAGACTCTTTAACTGTCTTACCTGTACCATTAGCGACTAATACATAGTCACCTGCCGTAACGAGGCATTTCTGAGTCTGTATCTCCCCATCTACGTTTTGTGGAGCTTCTCCAATCATTACTTCACATAAAGCAAAGTCATCGGATAATTCCATTGGTAATCCATAAATAGGGAATCCTGTATGGTCACGCCCTGTAGTCTTACTACGAGGATAATCTCCAATAGGAATCACAATACCAGTTGCAATGTTCTTAGACACTTTTAAGGTATCTTTACCCATTAATAAATCACACATCCAATCAACGACCGACCCACGATGGAGGGCTTGTTGAATATTAAATAGAGGCCAACCTGGTCGAGTAGTCCATTCTAATGGTCTAGGCTCACCTTGTTCATCTATGATAAAGGCAAGGTCGACATACCCAGTATGCCCAATGTAAACAAGGTAATCTTCAAACCTTTTGAGCGTTTCATTGAAAAGGCTAGAATCACTAACGTACCGTAGCACAGTACCTTGTTCACCTGTATTACATCCATAGTTTCCACTCATTAATTTTTTATGTTCAAAGTTCTCACAAATCTTATCTGTGAATCCTGAAGGGCCTATCCAACTCCCAACAGCCACTTCAATTCCTGCCACAAATTCTTGAAGTATAAAGTCACGCTTTTTACCATTTTGTTTCCAACGTTCCAACATAAAGACCATATCTGCTGGAGATTTTGATACATATGAGAGAGCCTTGTCAGCGTCTCCTGAAGGTTTCGATACATAGCGTTTAGGATTTCCTTTCACAAATTCAATTGCAGAGTTATAGTCATGGAATTCATAACAAGGCATCATCTTAAGCCCTGCCTTCTTCATAACGTCTAAACCATAATCTCTGTCTAGTTCTAATTTAGCCCCAAGAGCATTAGTCCCCAATATAGGGTAACCATCTTCATGGAGTTTATTAATATCACGCATTTGCCACGCATTATCAGACAATACAATTAAATCAGCCGATTTAGCATGAATCTGCCAATTGACTACACGGTCAATGATTCCTTTACCAATCTTAGACTGAGAACCATCTGCATGAGGTTTCACCCATTGTTTGACAGTATGTCCTTCGGCAATGGCACGAACTCCAAAGTCAACTAATGCACCAGCAGGATCAATACAAAGGATATTCATTTAGGTTTCTTTTTAGATTTACCAGCTTTTGAAAGAGCAATGGCAACTGCTTGTTTCTGAGGTTTACCTGCTTTCATCTCAGTCTTAATGTTTTTTCCAATAGTTTCTTTACTACTTCCTTTTTTTAACATTACTCTTCTCCTTGTTGATTAACACTTTCCATTGCCCCACCTCCTGCAATAATAAGACCAGATCTAATCATTTGCATTTTTAATCGTTGTATTAAAGGTAATGCATTACCACCTTTTTTAACAATATCATTAATAACTTTAATTTGGTCTTGATATGACTTCATTTGTTCTTGAGTTGCCAATCCACCTTTTACTAATAACTTATCCATACGTTCTATTTCGGACGGTAATTTATCAGCAGGAACATTGGCTAAATGTTTTTTAATAGAGTCATCTAATATTGGCTTTAATAATGGGTCTTTAGATAATTGGTTAGCAACTCTATTAGCATCACCTACAGTACCATATTTAGAAATAACATAAGGTATTTCATCTTTTGCTTTAGCAGTCATTTCAGCAGTATATGCAGTACGATAAGCCTTTTCAGGATTACCTAAATTGTTCTTACCTGCCCAACTAGAAAATGAATCTCTTAAGTCTTTTCTAATATCATTTTGTATATTAGCTGGAATAGCGGATTTACCATCAGCCCCTAATTTACCTTGCCAATTTCTAATTGTTTCATCAAATGTTTGAGCATACATTTTACGTGCAGCAATACTACCTTGGTCAGAAGTTAGTGGTTTCATTAAAGAATTGTAATCTCCACGACTAATTCGACCAGTTTCGACTAAAGGTTGTAATTTATTTTGAAATGCTTTAAATTCAGGACTAGCAGAAAATCTTTGTTCAGGGCGCATCTTTAAAACAACATCATTAGTAGACTTATAAAAGTCTTCACGTAATGCTTGTGATACAGGAATCTCTTTACCAGTAGTAGGATCTACACGAAGTTTCTTTTCAACCATTTCACCTGTAGGCTCTAATCCTGATGGCTTAACTCCCTTGGCAGGCACTCTTAAATCAGTACCAGGCACCATTACGTCTCTACCTGTAGTTGGTTCATATACAGATTTTTTAACTCCATAACCAAATTGTTGTTTTAATTCATCTTGTGTTGCATCTTGAAACTTAGTGGTTGGTTTAGTAACAATTTCAGCAGATGGCTCACCAAACATTTGTTTTTGTTTATAAGAAGCCTGTGCTAATCTTTGTTCTTCAGATTGTCCAATAGCACCACCAACTTTAGATATAGTACCCATGACATCACCACGTATAGCGGCTTTACCTGCGCCATACAAAGAAGTTAATGAACTTGTTAATTTTTGACCAACCCAATCACCTAAAGAAGCACTCATTAATTCTAATGGCATAACTGCACCTTTTGGCGCACCTTGTTCTTGTCCGTATTGCCTTACAGCAGAAGATGCAGCACTAGAAGCAAACCCACCTAATGCCCTATTAAGACCAGGAGTTAATTCCATTAGTTGAGCTAATTTTTGCGCTCCTTGAAAAGGTAATACTTTAAGAACTTTAGGCGCAACATACATTGCAGATCCAGTTATTCCAGCTTCAATACCAGTTTCAATGGCTCCTTCTCCTAATGTTTTTCCTGTAGGAATTTGGGGTTTAGATAAATCTTCAAAATCCGTGGCAAACCCAGTCTTTTTTATAAGGCCAGTAATTGCTGCTTCAGGAAGTGCGCTTATCTTTTTTGCTTTTTCATAAACAGAAGATAATGAAGTTTTTTCTTT